GAGGAAATCTATCGGGTGCAAATGATATTGAAATTGCTGATGATCAATCAATTAAATTTGGTGCATCATTTGACCTACAAATTTATCACAATTCAACTGCAGGATCTAATATTAGAGAGAATGGATTCGGTCCTCTTAATATTTGGGGTACAGACATTAATATTCTTGATTCTACAGGAACTGAAACAAAAGCAACTTTCCTCACGAATGGTGCTTGTACACTTAGTTTTTCTGGAGCAACAAAATTTGAGACCACAACAAATGGTGCAACAATTACAGGAGCACTTACAGCTGGTGGACTGACATACCCAACATCTAACGGAAATATTGGACAGGCATTGATTGGAGATGGAGCAGGTAATATTGCATGGGGTGACGTTGCAACTGTTGGATTGAAGTCAAGATCTACAGCATCTGTAACACAGTCTATTGCTAGTAACGCTGCAGCAAACGTATCTATTTCAACTGCTAAAGGATTTGTTTTGTATAGTATTGAGACATCACATGCTGCATGGGTGACACTATATGCTGATACTGCTAGTAGAACTGCTGATGCTTCTAGAGCAGAAACTACTGATCCTACTCCTGGTTCTGGAGTTTTATCAGAAGTTATTACTACAGGAGCAACAACTCAATTAATTACACCTGGTGCTATTTGTTTTAATTCTTCTCCTACAGCAACAACATATGCTAAGGTTGTAAATAAAAGTGGATCTACATCTAACGTCACCGTAACTCTTACTTATCTACGAATAGAGAATTGATATGGAAGAAAAAGTCTACATCGTAACGCTCTATAAACACGAGGATCTAGAGCAGTTTTACAATGAGATGAGTGATTATCATTTGGTAATGAAGCGTCCTATGAGTAGGAACACTCATTACAAGATGACCGAAGAACAGGCAGAAATATTACGTCAAGATCCTAAAGTGTGGGGAGTTGAAGCAGTTGATAGTTTTCATATTAAAAAACAGGTAATTAATAACGAACCTTATGCTATTTCTGGTGACTTCTGGAAAGATGCTCCTGTAGCATCTACAATCAACGCCAACCTAAGACAATGGGGTCATCTTCATTGTGCTGGTGATCAAGTTCAGAGAAGGAAGGGAACTTGGGGTGATGGATCAAATCCAGTAACAGAAATTGTATCTGGTGAAACAGTAGAAGTATTCAATAATGGTAGACATGTAGATGTTGTTATTGTAGATGACCCTGTATCTTGGGATAGTCAAGAGTGGTTTAGTCCATCGGCACCTGGCACTACGAGATTTGTTCAGTATCAATGGTTTAATGAGTTGAATACTGCTGTTGGATCTATTGATGATGATGGACAAACACTCCCAACAGGAACAATCGTTTACTTAGATAATGCTAGTACGCCACAATCCCATGGCATTCATGTAACTGGAACTGCTGCAGGTCAGTATTATGGATGGGCAACTGAGGCAAACATTTATAATATTGCAACGACAGATACATGGGCATCAGGACAGCAGATAGGTGCTCTTCTCATTTTTGATTATCTCAGAGCTTTTCATTTAAACAAAGCGATTAACCCAGAGACGGGGATAAAAAATCCTACTATTACTAACCATAGTTATGGTGGCATTCATTACATGCCAATTAAAGGTACTGATGGTGAAGGAAATAACATTTATAGACTAGACTTTGCTGACTTACTTGCTGTAAATTTTCGTGGAGTTATATATGATCCTAATGCTCCTGGACCATCTGGATGGACAGAGGCAGGAGTAGAAGCAGATTTTGGTGTAAGATTTGGTGTTGAAACTTATCCAGCATGGAATCCTGCTATTGAAGCTGATGTTCAAGATGCTATTGATGATGGTGTTGTAGTTATAGGTGCTGCTGGTAATGATAATTTACTGATGGCGGAAGTTGGAGATCAAGATTACGATAATTACCTCGTCATTCTTAAAAATGGAGACAACTTCCCCTTCTATTACAACAGAGGTTCTTGGCCAAATTCTCCCGCCAGTGGTTCTATCAATGTAGGTTCTCTGTCTGACACTGCTGACTTCAGAAGATCTACTTTTAGTATGTTCGGACCTTCTGTTGATGTCTATGCTCCTGGTGATCAAATTCTATCTGCCTTTGGTAACACTGGTTTTGCTGACACTAAGTATGGTGGAGGTGGCAACTATTATTACCCTATTCAAGGAACAAGTATGGCATCACCACAAGTTTGTGGTGTTATTGCTTGTCTTGCTACTGGGAAAGGAAGATTTACACAGGCAGATGCATTTGGTTATCTAAATCGTCATAGCTTTTATGGTGACATGACTTTTGATGCTTTTGGTGGTGGATTTACAGATAACACTTGCAGTATAGGAAGTCTAAACAAGTATCTTATTTCTAAAAATCCAAGACAGGAATCTGGTTTTATTTCAAGGCAAATCGGTAATAGAACTACAGGTCTTACATATCCTAGAATTTCTACATTTAATAGACCAGCTCCAGCATCACAATCCCAAACATTCACACTCAGTGTTTCAAATAGTGGAGCAAGTTACTATGAATTCAATGGACAGGATAGATCAACTACTCATGTTAATGCACAAGATCCAGTGATCAATTTGAATCAAGGTGATACTCTAATACTTACATTTAGTATTTCTGGAAGTCATCCATTTTGGATTAAAACATCAAGAACAACAGGAACATCTAATGGAGTTACAACAGGAACCATTACAAACAATGGTCAGCAGTCATCTAACCTAACATGGGATACAAATGGAGTAACACCAGGAAGTTATTGGTATATTTGTCAGTTCCATCTTTCAATGAGTAACAATATCATTGTAACTTAGGGCATAAATAAACAAGAGCACTAGTATCCACTGGGAATAAATGGCTGATCGTTTTCCGTTAATTGTCAACTCTGTATCAAAGAAGATTGAAGAACTGGTATCGGGTGACAACTTAGATCTTACTGGCAACGGTATTGTTGTTAGCACAGACACTGGTGCAGGAAAATATTTAACAAGTGATGGAACCACAGTTTTTTGGGGAGTTCCTGGCGATGTTTATCTAACACAAACTCAAACAGTAACTAATAAAGTTTTTGAGTCATGTTCTATTTCTGGATCATTAAATACTCTAACAAATATTCCTAACATTGCTCTTATCAACTCTGGTATCACAGTCAATGGAACCACCATTTCTTTAGGTGGAACTGTAACTACTCCAGATAACAATACAACATACTCTGTTTCTGCTGTAGATGGTGCTAGTGTTAGTGAAAAAATTATTAGATTAACATCTGGCGGTAACTCTGGTGCAGGTGTCAATGATGATATTACTTTAGCGGTAGGACCTGCTTCCTCTGTTCCAGCTGGATCAAATTCATTATCTTTATTTCTAGATAGATCTTCAGATACTCTTACTCTGAGTGGACACGTTGTAGATAATAATACCATTACAACAATCAATGCTCCTGGTGGTTCCGCAACATCTGGAGCGATTAATTTTACTTCAACTGGTGCTGCTACAGTTTCTATGACTGGAAGCACAGTAAATGTTGATGCTCTGGATACAGATACAAGAACTAAAATCAGAGCAGGAGCTGGTGGTACATACGGTCCTGCTGACACACAACAAGGATTATTTACATTTTTAGATAGTACAGGAACTACTGTATCTCAAGGTGTTGATGGTAACGGAGATCCTACTATCACTTATACATCAACTGATAACGTAACTCAAATTCGCGGAGGATCTACTGGCACATATACACCAACTGCGACAGGAACATCAGCAACTCAAGTTTCTATTGAAGGTGGGTCTGGTGGTAACGTAACGGTATCACAATCAGGTAATACTATTTTAATTGATAGCACTGATACTAACACTGTTACTAAAGTTGGTAGTGATAATAATGGAAGTCCTATTTCACCACAGGCAGGAGATTTTATATTAAAACAGGCAGGTGCCACAACAATTAGTCAGACCACAAACAATAGTGGTCAAATTGAACTTACAATCAGTTCTATTAACAGTGATACTGGTGCAACTCTAACTGCATCTGGTGGTATTCTTCTTTCTACTTCTGATTTCCAACTTAAAAACTATGCTAACTTTTCTGGTAATACTCTATTAAAATGGGATTCTGGTAATGAACAACTAGCAGATAGTATTATTACTGATGATGGAACTACAGTAACTATCGGCGGTGATTTGGTTGTCAGTGGAACGCAAACTATTTTTAACACAAGTGTTCTACAAGTAGAAGATAATATAATTGAACTTAGAAAAGGAAATAATTTAACAGGATTTGAAGGTGGAATTCAAGTTAATAGAACTACTGATTCATCTGGTGTTGTAACTTCTTATCAACAACTTCAGTGGAATGAGAGTAGTGGATATTGGAGATCATGGGATGGTTCTGTAGAAAATAGATTTGTTACTGAAAATGAAACACAAGTTTTAACTAACAAAACATTAACTTCTCCTACTTTAACTACTCCTACTCTTGGTGCTGCAACAGCAACTTCTATTAATGGATTGGAGATTGCTTCTACCGCTTCTGCTTCTCTTGATATTCAATCTGGTAAAGCTGTTGATATTAATAATGATCTGACATTTACATCTGATAACGCCACTGCAAATGTCAGTGTAAATTTCAGAGTCGGTGGTGATGTAGCATATAAATCTGATACTCTTGCGTCATTCTCTTCTACAACTTCTACTCAACTTCGTACTTTAATTAGTGGTACAACTGGTACTGATGATCTTGTATTCCAAACCAGTCCAGTAATTTTAACTAGTTTAGTAACTACATCTACTGGTTTTGCTTTACTTAATTCTGGTGCTCAATCAATTCAGTTTGGTGGAGCTGCAACTCAGATTGATGTTGGTGCTCAAACAGGAACTGTAACTTTTAATGGTGATGTAATAGTAGCAAAAGACTTTACACTTGGTGCAGCAAGCACTGATAACTTTACATGTAATGCTAGTGTTGATTTTGTTAATTCTGATATTAGAATTAGAGGTGGATCTACTGATCCAATGACTATTGGTAGAGGAACAGGTGCAGTCGCTACGAATACTGCATTAGGTAAGCAAGCACTGTTCTCTGTCAGTTCTGGTTCTCAAAATACAGCTACTGGATACGAATCTTCATTGACTGCAAATACTGGTGCTGGTAATAGTTCATATGGATATCAAGCTTTAAGAAATACTGGTGTTGGAGATAACAACACTGCAATTGGTCGTTCTTCAATGGTTGGTAATCTTGAGGGAGATAAAAATACTGCGTTGGGTGCAAATTCACTAGAGACAAATACTACTGGAGATGCTAATGTCTGCCTCGGATTCTATGCTGGATACAATGCTACTGGTACTGGTAACGTATTGATTGGTCCTGCTGATAGTACAAATCCAGTTAACGATGCTACTTATTCACCATTAAATGCTGCTGGAGATAGACAACTTGTTATTGGATCTGGAACTGAGTTTTGGATTAGAGGAGATCAAAATTTTGATGTTACTTTAAACAATGATGTTACTGTAAACAATAGTCTTACTGTTAAAGGAAATTTTGTTGTTAATGGTGTCACAACCACAGTCCAGTCAAACACTCTTGAGATAGCAGATAAAAACATTGAACTTGCTAAAGTTTCAAGTACAACATTTAGTTGTACTACTAGTGATGGTTCTGCAGCTATCAGTTCCATTTCTCCTACACTAGGATTAATTCCTGGCATGGTGGTTACTTCTAATACTGCTGGTGTTTCAGTTCCTAACGGGACAACCATTGCAACTATTACTGGTAACAATGCGACACTTTCTAACAACGTAACAGGATCTGGTACACCAACCTTCAGTGCTATCGGTCCTTCTGATACTGCTGCTGATGGTGGTGGTGTTATTCTTAAGGGAACTACAGATCATACATTTACATGGTCTGATGCTAATGATGCTTGGCAGTCTTCTGAAGACATGGAACTTGTCAACGGTAAGACATACAACATTATTGATGGTGCTGGAAACCCACAGCAGATGTTAAGTTTGACTCAAATAGGACCTTCTTCTGGTGCTGTTACTCTTGGTAGTGGAGTTACTGGTTCTGCTCTTACTTCTGTTGGAACTCTTACTTCATTAAGTTGTAGTGGAGATATTAATTTAGTAGACAATGGATCTCTCTTTGGTAACAGTGGTGCTACAGGTATATTGACACTTCGTAGTGCTAGTGGTAACGCTAACCACTCAAAGATTGAGGTAGGTGTAACTCAGTCAAGTGACAATGGTGGTATTCATTTCTATACTGCTGGATCATCTACTCCACAAAGAGCACTAACAATTAAAGGAACT